ATACTTCGACATTGCTGTCATTGCTTTTAATTGCCATAATAAACTAGTTTAATAATTAAAATTCATCTTCTTCACCATATTCACCTATAAAAGGATCTTCTTCTTGTAGTTCTGGTGTAGCTTCTACAGTCATAGATGCTTCTGTGTGTACATCTACATCTGGTGCAGTTTCTACAGGGATACTAGTCTGGTTAGGATCTACAGCTGTATCATCTACAAAGTTGAAAGAAAGTTTTCTTACCTTCTTAGCTTTTTTGCCTTTCAATGTTGGGTGTTCAAACATTTGTTTTACTTCCCAAGCTTGTAAGCCATACTTGTCTTTGATACCGTTACGATCAATACCATTGTCTAGATCTTCCAAGATCATAGATACTGTAATAGTGTTTGGTGTTTCGTTTTTTTGCGTCTCCTCGCCAGGCGTTCTTGCTTCAATCATGATTTTTTAATTTAAGCGGTTAATCAATAAATATTTCTGACCATTTTAAAGGCATGGTCTTACCTTTTAAGTGGTGACAACGTGAGCCAGCAGTTACATCATCCATAGAGTTGAAAGAAACCATAGTCTCATCATCCTCTCTGTAGATGTAGCCAACAGCGTCAGCGTTAGCACATGTTATCTGCTTGATCTTACCAGTCAAATCAAGGTCCTTTACAGCAACCTCTTTGCCTTTCTTCTCAAGCATTTTGTCCTTTAGGTGACCAACTAAGATAACATGATCTGCTAGTGTATTCAATCTATCTATCCATTTCTTGTAGGCTATACGTAAATATAAATAGCCAGCACCATTTGGCAATGATAGGACTGATGCACCAGGGTTCTTTTGTTCAAAGTTTTTACCCATAGGTGTTTTCATATAAATTTGTTTAGCTTCTGCTTCACACCATTCCTCAAGTTTTGAGATAGTGTCAATAGCAACATACTTATATGGTTTGCCATCTTTTACAATAGCTTTACCAACCTCAGCAAGTTCTTTCAAGTTACTAACTTTGATCTTCAAAGCATCAACCATGTCTGAACCTTCTTCAAGGTCAATAATCAAACAGTCTTTCAACTGCGATAATACTGTAGTCTTACCTATCTTAGGTGGACCATAGATTATCATGTTCTTAGGCGATTTACGGCTCGCCTTAACCACAGTTTTTGGTAATTCCATTATGTACGTTCTTTAATAGTGAATGTATTTAGTTCTGCTTCATAGCCTATCATACCAAGTAACCCATCACGGTTCTTCTCTACATGACATGCTAGCAAGCCTTTAGGATTTTCACCACAATACTCTGCCGTTATACCGTATAGATCATGCGGGCGTTGTAACATCATAACAACATGTGCATCTTGACCAATACTGTCACCACCAAATAGATCTGACAGCATAGGTTGGTATTGATTCTTTGCACGATGTTCTTGCTCAATGTTACGATTGAGTTGTGATAATAGTATGTTGACTGCGCCCATAGTAGACTGCATCCACATACATCCTTTTGATATAGTATTTAGTTTCTTTAGTTCTGTATCTTCGCTTCCTCGTATTAGTCTTGAATGATCAAATATGTTTATTATTGTAGTTGTAGGTTTACTTAGTTGTATCTCTTCGTTTGCGTTCATTATATATTCCATTGTCCTCGGCACATTATTAAAGTATATAGGATAGTTCCCATACTTCATAACTTTCTTTGCGTAGCTTTGAAAGTCCATGTCTGAAAGTCTTTTGTTTATTGACAGTAAATCTGCCATCTCTTTCTTTACATCTTTTGATGCGGACCTCATCACTTGCTGATAACCAGGCATCTCAAATGTCCAATAAAGAACAACAATATTTTTATCCTTATTGTTGTCTAGTACATCAAAGATTAACTGATTACTAAATGCGGACTTACCCACACCGGGGCGCCCTGCTATAACATACATCTTACCACGTTGTAGACCACCAAGAAGATTGCGATTGAGTCTAGGCCATAGAGTTGGTAATACATCACGTTTACCAAGTTTAGCTTCTTTGACTATTGCGATTGATTGCTTTACAGCTTTGTCTATCTTCTGGAACCCACGGGTAGAGAATACGTCATAGCTTTCTGCTGATACGTTCTCTTTTTTCTCCATCTTCTACATTTTCATACTTTTCCCAAGTATAATTATTTAACCAAGTTTCTATGTTCTGCATATACGCTATGTCTTGAACCTTTAGCTGATTGTTTAAGCATTTGATAATATACTTATGTACATGTGGTTTGTTTGCCACAAGTTTTGAGTATCTTTTCTTTGCTTTTTTGTTGCTAGCAGCGTCTGGATTTTTTGCACAGAGTACACGCACATTACCTGATGACGTTGTAACTCTATTAGGGTAAATACTTATTAGTTCTGCAAACATTGCATCTACATCGGATACAAACAAATCAAGAAACTTTTCAGTAACTGTATTTTCATTTACCCATCCGCGTAGTTGCAAGTCTGCTGGATCATATTTAAGCTTTACTTTGTCTAAGAGATTTTGTGCATTCTTATACACAATATACAAGTATACATACTCATCAGGAGATAAATTATTTTCTGATATTAGTCTGATATTCAGGTCCATAGCATATAAATTTACGAAAATTAATATTCAATTCCAAGATTTTTTGCTTGCAATCTTCTATCTTCTTCTTCAATTACAACTGCATACAAATTCATAATATCATCCAAAGTACAATCACAATTAAACTCTTTAGCCACAAGATCTGGCAACTCAGTTAAACATCTTGTTTCGTATTTTTCATGAACTAGCAGCACTGCTATTTCTAACATCTCTTTAGGTAATTTACCTTGTGTAACTTCTATAACCATTTTACATTATTTAAGGATTTAACACTACTTTTTAACCACTTCTCTTCCTGACTATCTTTTACATATAGTACATATATCTTACCAATCTTACCTTCTTGGTACCTGATAATCCTACCCACTCTCTGTATCATAGTTAGCCCTTTGCTGGTTAATCCACATATTACAGCCATTGTTGCATCTGCTACATCAAACCCTTGATTCAAAGCCTTAGTAGAGCATAGCACAGGTTTATCACCTGATCTAAAATCTGCTAGCGCTTGTTCTTTTGCTTTCTTACGTATACCGCTATGGTATATAGTAGAAAAAGGTTCTGTAGCATCTGCAAGTTTATTTGTAAACTCATTGTCACCACCAAACACAAGTATTTTTTCACCTATATTCTTGATAACAATCTTTTGCAATGCAGCAATCTTACCATCGGCATGGTCTACTACAGCTTTACGTTGTCTAATAGCTCTGTAAAACTGTGCGGCTGCTGCTTTTTGTTCGTTTGTAGCTGTATTCTTGCCTGGCCCCATAATGTACTTTGCCTGATCAAACGCATCAAATTGTCCAAGAATATATTTAGAGTAAACAAAAGTATTGTTTGCTTTCTTATAATCTTTTTGTTCTGAATCTGTTAGTTTGATAGGTACGCAATGTACTACATAGGGAGACACTAATCCCAACTCAACACATTTGTCAAGTGAGATTCTATACACCACAGGAGACATTTCATACAATACCTCTTTGTATT